TATAATGCTAATTTAAATACATCTCCCGTTGAAGGTGTAAAGTCATGTTCTGCTTTAAACATTTCTTCCTTAAAGCTGTTGCATATTGCGTTTGTTGTAATTGCCATATTTTCCTCCTATAAATTTGTTATGGCGATGGAGAAGGTACCTTAATTCTAGGAACCCCTTCATCGTATTCTCCTCGTCTTCTTCTTCCCATTTGCTGTAATGCAAAACCTTGCATGCTATCATCATACTGGCTTTTATAGAGGTTGTACATATCTGCAGGGCCTTTTAAGTAAGAAAAACATTCTTTTAAAACGCCATATAATAGTAATCCATCTTGATAAGTAGAAAGATAAGTAGAATTCGTTGATGTGAAGTGTTTTGGGTCTATAATAAAATTTAATTGTACTTGATAAGTTGAATCAGGAGTTGGTGCCACAACCGCATTAAAATCGTCCCACATTGCATAATATTTTGGTAGTCCTGTTGCACCAGAATTATTGTATTCTGATATAAAACTTGTATCTCTTTTTTCTAAAAAATATCTATCGCCTGACCCATCAAAAACTTGAAGGGATCTTACTACTACACAGTCAGAAGGTAATGATATATATCTTTGACCAGTAACAAAATTAGCAGTTGAATATTTTCTTAAATCGTCATAATCAACTTTAGCGGCCACATCTAATTCTACTTGTCTTATAAATTGATCAATAATAGAATCTGTTAAAACATTAGAATCCACTTCAGTATAGTTTCTAACTTGTGTTAAAAAATCTGAATAACTAATAGCCATTATGAAATCTCCACTGTTACTTGACCAATATTAGAAATTGCTTGTCTACCTCTATTTTGTGCAGATCCATCATCAGGTTGCATGCCAGTAGAACTAAAAGCAAAATCTCCTGGTAATGTTAAATTAGCAACAATTCCCCCACCTCCACCAGATAAAACTGTAAATGTCTGAGGTCTTGCATTCATTAATGCTACACCATCAGCACCTGGATTTCTAGGATCTAGTTGAGGATGTTTAGGTTCAAATTCTGATATATGGACAAATGCTCCTGTCCATTCCTTTACCATTTCTCTATATGGGAAAGCTTGGCCAGAACGATCTGATATTGCTTGTGCGTATTTTCCTGATGCTCTAGTTGCCATTATACGCCATCTCCATAAAATGTTTGAGGTGAAATATAAACTGAAGTTCTTTGTCCATCTTCATTTAATGCTCTTTGTAATTCATCTTCATACGCTAATCTTAAACTTTGTGTTGCACTTGGATTACTTAAAAAAGATAAATAGTATGCTAAACCAGAAACCATGCACGGTATAAATCTGTATGCAATATCTGCGGTATTAGTAAAAGCACCTGCATCTTCAATTCTGTTAATAGTATAATATTTTAAGTGTGTATATGTTGTAGCATCTGGTGCAATGTATAAATTGATAATTGGTGTAGTTTGTCTATCAACAAAATATTGTGAAGGTTGTCCTGTAGTTCCTTTGTTAGGCAACGCAGCATAAGCTGATCTATCTATCTTTGTTAAAGATATATCATTTGTTGATGTAGTTACCCCTGAAGTAGTTGAAATATAAGCTTCTAATACATCTGATACATTTGTTGGAACTGTGTATGATATTGTACCAGCAGTTAAAGCTTGTGTTTGTAATTCAACTTTCCAGAGATGAACGCCACGATTACCCCATTCTGAAAATAAAATATTTAAATTTCTTCTTGCTCTTTTTAAATCATTACCTGAATTTGTTCGAACTCCGCATCTATTAAATGACTCTTCAATAATATCGTCTATGTTTAAATCGAATGATGTTGTTCCTGAAGTAGCCATTATAATAAATCCTTATAGTATTTAATTGAACCACCTTTAGAAGCAGCTCTTACACATTGTCCACCAACATTTACAAATCCTGGAGGACAAGTAATAGTATTGTCTCCGCCTCTACCACTCATTTCTTTTAATTTTTGTGTAGTGGCTGATACTATTGGCATACCCATTGCTTTTCTTCCAACTGCAGTATCTCTAACTGCACCAAGTACATTAACTACACCTGCACCTGGTAAAACATTAGCAAAACCTAATGACTTTTGTCTTGCTGCTAAATTATCTTTAAACGATGTTATTGATTCAGTAGGAATTCCAGGATCAACAGGGCCAGTTATTTTTTTTTCTTGGTAGTTACCAGGTCTTTCTACAGGGCCAGCTTTAGCTGCTCCAGCAGGAGTATCTTTTCTACCCCCTTGGTAGCCTCCACCACCTCTGAACTTTTTTACTTTTAATTTTTGTCTGGCCATGCATATCCTTTATTACATTAAGTCTTTATAGTAATCCATTGATTTACCTGGAACTAAATTCTCATCTTGTAATCCCATACCAGATTGTCTAGCAGCTCCATAACCCTGTTTCATTTCACCACCTTTAGCTTTTTTCTTAACTATATCTCTTACATCTTTTGCATCTGGGAGTTTAATTGATTTTACATATTTAGAAAACTTATCCTCTTCTTTTTTACCTGTAACCATTGCACCTTTTTTAGCTTTCATCATTTTGAAATCTTCTCCAGTAATTTTACCATCTTTATTTTTATCTAATTTTTTTTGACCGCCTTTAAGCATTTGTCCTCCTTTATTGTATTTTTTCATCATACCTCCACCCATTTTTTTTGTCATACCTTGGGGTTTAGTATTTTCCATTCTTTTTTCTTTTTCAGAAAAAACTTGTGATGGACTTCTTCCTTTTAATCCTTTATCACTAATTCTTCCTGATCCTTCTTTTGAATAACCACCAGGTACTTTTTCAATAGATCCACCTGTTGATTTATTTTTAGGTTTTATTTCTTTTGGTTTTAAAGGTTTACCACCCTTACCTGTAGGTTTAACAACAACCATTGTAAATGTATATTTCTTACTCATAGGTCTATCATACCCCCATAGTATTTCTTTGTAAATGTACTAACATTTGTAGGTTTTCCACCAGGATTACCTGCTGCTCTTTTTCTCTTTACAGCACTCGCCTTTTCTGACTTTGTCATTGCTGTGGCTTTTGCAAGTGGTACGCACTTGGGGTATTTCCTCTTCGAAGAGCCACCTGACGTAGATCTCCCACAAGGTTGATATTTTCCATTTTTTCGCTTGGCTCCAATATCTACCCATTTTTCTGAAAACCATTTCTTTAAACCTTTCTCAGCCATTAAAGTAAATCTTTGTAATAATCCTCATAGGATTTGTTTGAAACTTTTTTACCACCTATTTCAGATTTTATATATGAACCATTGTACTCTGTTCTTTTTTTATATTCTTGATCTGTTTCAGTTGTCATTCTAGGTCTATGTGTTTTAGCATGATCTATAATTGATCCTTTAGAATATGTTTTAGCACCTTCAGGTCTCATGTAAGTTTTTGGAAACTTTTTTGCAGGATCAAATTTTTTACCATCAACGATAAACGGATCTCCAACATATACAATATTTTTATTACCCATAGCCATATCTCTAGCTTTAGGCATTTTTTTCTTTTGTTTTTTCTTTTGCTCTTCAGACATTTTTAATCTCCTTACACCAGAAGAACTTGCAGCACCAGAACCTGCAGATCCTCCGCTTTGCATTTTTTTAGGGCCCCAATCTTTTCTTCTTACACCAGATGGGTCTTTTGCTTTACCTGCACAAATTTTAGATGCGTATGCGTTAGCATACGCTGAGGGATAAACTTTAAATTTTCTTTTAGCGGCCGCTTTGCCTCTAGCACATAATTTAGTCATTGTGTTTAAGCCTTTTTCTGTTGTACAACTTTTTAGATTGTACCACTTTTTGCTTAAACTTTGAAGACCTTAGGTTTTTTGCTATTGGGTTTCTTTTTGACTTGTAATCGTTTCTTTTTTCTCGCTCCACGTAATTTACCGTCTATTTGTTGAGTCATTTGTGATCTACCTATTGTCATACTAAATCAACCGCCTTTCCTATTATGGGTTTATATTTTACTTTCTTATCTTCTCTATATGCATGCATAAATTGTCTTCTAGGTTGGTAAGGTATCCAACTTGCATGGATCCAGCCACTATTAGGCTCTCCTGGCGTATAGAATTCTAAAATGAGTTGATCTGTTTCTAAATATTTATTTATCCAATCTGCAACTTCAGCATTATCTACACCTAACACTTCGAAGTCTGCGGCCTCAGCTTTGGCATGCTGTGAATTTTCTGAGCTACCGATAGCTCTACAAAGTTCTACACTACGAAATCCGCTAGTCACCTTAACTCTTCCGAATTGATCTCTTACTGGTTGTAATACGTTTTCGCATAGCTGTTTTAATTTATCTATTTGATCACCGTTAGGATTATTATCAATATTTAAACGGATTGCAGTATCCGATTTTATTAGTTCTTGTAATGTAAAATTACGGGAAAGGTTCATTATTTTGGTTTTATAATTTTATCTATACTTATACTACCATCGATATTTTTTTCAACCATAGCATCTACCTCCCCGCACATAAAACGTTTATTGTTCATTTCCATGTTTCTTGTTGCTTCTCTTTTCATTTTTAAACATGTAGATATATCAGGTTGAATTCTATGTTCAACTAATTCTCCTCCTATAAATAAACAAAGTGCAATAACTGTTTGTATCATTAATGATTCCCATTTAATTTACCAATATTAGCTCTTACAGAATCTTTTAATTTTTCTGTATCTACTCTTAATCTTTCAACATCCATTTGAAGTCGTTCAATGTTAACTCTGTTATTCATCATACCATCAACTCTTATAGTTAATTTTTCTAACCCTTCTGCTATATGTTCGAGAAGCATGAATTGTTCCTGATCGATAGGTTTTTGAGCTGATGCCTCTAACAAGTCTTGTTCAAATAATTTATTTGCTGTCTCTAATGCGTTGAGTCTCTCAATAACACCAAATGCAAACCACGCTCCTACAATAACGGCTGCGACCAATCCTATTAAATTACGTAATGGAAGACCAATACTTGTGTTGTCATCAATTTTTATTGACATGATAGACACTCATCAGAATCAGAATCTAATGCTGCTAATGCTTCTTCTTTACAATCTTGGCTACAAAATAAATCTAATTCGTCTTTTGGTTCAAATTCTTTTTTACATTGCTTGCAATCTTTTTTCATTTCTTTCTTCTCCTTTTGAGTAAATTTTTTCTTTTATTCCACAACCATGATGAAAGTTT